AGGGCCCCTTAGGGCCCTCCCGGTACTTAGTGACCAATTAGTGCAAATTGCACTAATTCTCTTTCCGTAAATCGCTCTACCCATACAGTGTATTGGTGAGCGTTGGAATCTACTAAGCTCGAAAGGAGCTTTCATGGCTGGGACAGTTACCACAACTAGGATTCTTGACAAGCCTTTCTACTTTACTCGTAGAAATATCTCGTCAGGTGGATTACTCAAAGGAGACGTTTTCGACGTTTCTAAGACGTATTCCAATAGTTGGGGTCCTGCCACTCAGCAGACTACCTCATTTCGGTCAGGTAGTGCTTTTCTTAAAGCACTAGATGACCCAGAACAACATGTTGTTCTGGATGAGGACCTCAGTGATCGAGCGCTTCCGGATAATTCTGATCAGCTCATGCTTCGCGAGCGTAATCAGGCTATTTCGGATTCTACGTACGATCACGGCCATCCGTTCTCAACTATTCGTGTTGAGAGAGATTTATCCACTTTGGTAAATCTCCAGAATCTAGCAGGAACTTGTTCCTACTATGGTCCTATGACGGTGGTCGGCGGTACTGGTGTGACTGGTACTGGTCTTGATGGGAGGGTAGACCTTAATGGCTACCCTCGCATTTTGCCTAGTGGCGAGATTCCGGATATCAATCTGGCTCTCGGTACTAAGGCAATCTCCAAGACTATACCCACACTTCCCGTCGCGGGTATGGCGGCTTTCCTAGGAGAACTTCATGAAGGTCTCCCTCGGATGATTGGACATTCCTCCCTTTTTGCCGAACGGGCACACGCTTTCCATGGATTGGGAAGTGAGTACCTGAACGTTGAATTTGGTTGGAAACCTTTCATCTCTGATGTTAGGAAGTTTGCAAAAGCTTTCAAGAATGCCGGCGCGATTTTAAAACAATATCGCCGAGATTCTGGAAAAACTGTGCACCGCCATTATGCTTTTCCTGTGATAAGGGACTCAAAGGTCTACCCCACTAGCTATATTGGGGCAGGCGGGGGACAAAATCTCCCTTCCTTTGCGTTCAAGTTTCCATGTGATAATACCGTTTACGGTAATTTCACCTCTGGTGAGCTTGATTCCTTACTCAGGTCTGGCACGTCTGCGTCAGTTCATGCCAGTTCGGTGCGTAAGCAACGATACTGGTTTACAGGTGCATACTCTTACCTTGTTTCCGAGGATGATTCATTCCTCGGTCGCATGGAAGGGTACGTCCAAAAGGCTAATAAGCTTTTGGGCGTCAAGGTTACCCCTGATGTACTCTGGGAACTGACTCCATGGAGCTGGTTGCTTGACTGGGAAGTCAATATTGGAGTTAATATCACCAATTTGACTGCTTTTGGTCAAGACAATCTCGCGCTGAGGTGGGGTTATTTAATGAGGGAAACCTCATATAATCACTACACCTCTACCTCCAATATTTCCTCTTATGGAAATTGGGGAGGTCCGATCCATTCTACTTGGCGTATCGTCAAGAAAGAACGGATTCGGAGCACGCCTTTCGGCTTCGGGCTGAATACTGCCGCTTTTACTGAGCGTCAGTGGTCCATTTTAGGTGCTCTGGGTCTGACCCGCGCGCCTAAGAAACTCTTTTGAGTTTCAAAAGCTTGTACTCGTTTGAGTGCAATCTAGTTTCCGGCTTGTAACCGGAGATCACCTCTTGGAGTAATGCCATGTCTTTTGCTGACCCACAGTCCGTCACGATCAATGCGATTGCTAATTCGCTTCCGCGAATTAGCTCTGGTGTCAACGTCGGTGCCTTTTCAAAGGACGACGCCACCGTCAAGCTCGGCGTTTCCCATCAATATGGGAAGCGTATCCGACGCACGATTCGCCTTGATCACCAGAAGTATGCCGCTGATCCGCTCGTGAGTTCCACGAACGTTCTCCGGTCAATGTCGGTGTACATCGTCGCTGATGTTCCCCTTCAGGGTTACACCATCGCCGAGCAGAAGCAGATTGTTGATGGCCTTACAGGCTATCTTACTGCTTCAACTGGTGCACGCGTCACCCAGTTGTTGGGTGGCGAGAACTAAACACGGGGGGTCTATCTTATCTCGTGGAAAGGTGCTTTTGCATCTTTTACTTGATTCGATAGCAGGCATTTATTTGCTTGTTCTCCTCGTGTTTGTTCTGACCGTCATTGGTTGTTATCTTACAACCGGTGGTTTCGACTCTTCTGGTTTAGGTTCCTATAGAGGTATGGTCTTTGAGAAATGCTTAGACGTTACCTTTATAAAGTAGGACCTATTCAGAGATTCCGAACGGGATAGTAACAGTATGGCTATGGATAGACTACCTCTTGTTAGGGAGGAGCTATGAAAAGCCTTATGTTACTCGCAAGAGAGTTGCTGGCTGATGCCAGTAACTGGTGCCACGTAAGTACCAGCCGTGATTATAATACCATCACGGCTCGTTGTGAAAACGAGGGGATATCGTTTTTAACGATATCCTTACCTAAGTTCTGTGATGATTTCCAGATTGCTCTGGATACAGGCTTAGTTAGTCCCGACCTTTTTGCGGGTTTCCGCAAAAAAGGCATGAGTCCCCTATTTTTGGGTGGTCTCATGGATCTCGTTTTCGCTCGTGACAGTGGTCGATTGGTCGATGTACCGTCAATTGATGCTATTCGACTTATTCGTCAGATTTGTCTTGCTTTTGGCAAGATCAATCTGCCCTGCAGTGATGCTAGGGTTAAGTCAGCTATCATCAAGTACATCGATTGTGAGTCAGATGTTAGGAGGTATGATGCTGTTTTTCCCGCAAAACGGGCGGCATTCATGCGCATGTCCATTAAGTTATGGGGTCAGCTTTTATCGAATGTCGATAGGGCTGTCTACACTAATAGTGTATACCCCAAACATGGACCTGGTGCTACCGCTGATAAGCTTGTCGGTAACGACAAGTGGAATCAACGAGTTTGGACCACGCGTCTTGAGAATGAGTTTCCTATGGCCGAGTTTGCTTTCTCGTCCTATAGTGAATTTCTTTCCCACTCACAAGACATCTCCCATCTCGAACCCGGAGCAGAATTACCCGTACGGGTTATTACTGTTCCTAAAACGCTGAAAACGCCAAGGATTATTGCAATTGAGCCTACTTGTATGCAATATACACAGCAGGCAATATTGCAGTGTCTTGTCGATGAGATCGAACGCGATGATAATGCGTTCGAGTTCATCCGTTTCATTCGTCAAGAGCCTAATCAGCATCTTGCGAAACTTGGGTCTATTGACTCAAGTCTTGCTACACTTGATTTAAGTGAAGCAAGTGATCGCGTTTCCAATCAGCATGTACGTGCTCTTCTCAAACACCACGGCTCTCTAGCGAGAGCTGTTGATGCTTGTCGGTCACGGAAGGCTGATGTACCTGGCTATGGCGTTAGACGCTTGGCCAAGTTCGCGTCGATGGGTTCAGCGCTTTGCTTTCCTTTCGAAGCTCTCACATTTTGTACTGTGATCTTCTTAGGGATTGAAAGAGCGCTCAATCGACCTCTTACCAGGAAGGATATTATATCCTTCTATGGCAAGGTACGCGTCTACGGGGACGATATTATTGTCCCTGTAGAATACGTAAATTCCGTTGTTTCAGAGCTCGAATCCTTTGGATTTCGAGTTAACTGTAACAAGTCCTTCTGGAACGGTAAGTTCCGGGAGTCTTGTGGGAAAGAGTATTATGACGGGCACGATGTATCCATTAGTCGTGTCCGCCGGGCTCTTCCCCAACAACGGGGCGATGCACAGGAGATTATTTCGTCAGTCGCACTGCGTAACCGTCTTTATATGGACGGTTATTGGTGTGCTGCGAAGTATCTCGATACCATTATTCAGAGGTTAATCCCCTTTCCTAATGGTCTTGATACATCTCCTGGGCTTGTGCGCACGTGCTCTCTCGGCTTCGCATCCGAAAAAGAGCATCGTACTCTTCATAAGCCTCTTATCAAGGTTATGAAGGTCGTTCCATCTAAGAGGAAAAGTCCTCTTGATGGAAGCGGCGCGCTAGCTAAGTGTCTGATGCCTGGAAGGTTTGACCCTTTCAGCTCAGATCACTTGCAGTTTGCTGGACGCCCTACTGCCGTCGGCATCAAGCGTAGGTGGTCTACACCCTATTAATATGTAGGGTGTAGCCGGACTTTGTCCGGGG